CAGTTATTATCAGGGTCGATACCGCGGAGCCGGTACTCCGCCTTATGCGCAGCAGGAAGTTCTTCGTGACGGATAATACGGTAACGTCCAACTCGTTCTTGATACGTCTCAGGCATTTCGCTCTCCTCTTCTATGATTTAATATAGCAAAATGGGTAACCGATGTCAACCGATTTCTTAAGCTACCTGCCTTGCGATACTTCCCAACGAACAAAGAGCCCTATCTCACGGCCATAGGCTTCGATCTCCCATGGGCTATCAAAATATTCATCTTCCTTACGTTTAGGAGACCAAACTTTACCGTTCCAACGAGTAGCACTTAGGATGCTCTTACCCTTAGACACGTTGACACGCATATCAGTCATGAGTTCATTTTTAGCATACTGCTTCACATGAACCATCTCATGTCCTAGCGTCCGGATCATAGAGTCAATGTCAAGCTTTTTGAGGTTAATCGTGAACCACCGAGGGTTCCGAAACCCGTCTTCATTGACGCATTCACCCTGATCACCCTGAGCGTTCAGTTTGGACATGATCTCGACATCAATCTTGAGATTCTTGACGATACGAGGATCCATGAGTTGATCTGCGAAAAAACGAATAGCAGTCTCAATCTCTTTTAACTTAGCTTTACCAACGACACCAACAGTGTTGATTGAGATGTCCATGTGCGATTGCCTCTGTATCTGCGACTACCTTATTATCAATGTAGCAGGCTAGTGACCAGATGTCAACCGATATTATCCTAAGTTCATCGGGGACAAAACGGCTTTGTGGTGTCTGGTCGCCATTGCATCTCGTCCCATATAAGAACTCCAGTCTCAATCCAATGCGCCATACTTTCTGCCATAAGCTGTAGATTAATGTCATTCATATGATTATGTCTTTTGTCGGCGTAGGTGGCATAGAAGCTTGGGTTGTTTTCACCTTTATAGTATTTTACGTCTAAAGCAGCGATAGATCCTGCATGGATATTTGTGGAACCTCTGAGTAATGAGCCTTTGGCGCCAAAGCTCGGAGCCATTAATGCATTCGGTTCTCTCCTTTTCATGTCTTCCAACATTAACTTATGCATGTCTTTACGTTGTTGGTCTTGGTCTACGTCAAGCCAGTATGCCCGTAGAGATTCAAGTGCTTTTCGATCTCTTGTAGAAGAATAGTCACTATCGGCAAGTCTTCTCTCAACTTGTTGAACCCCACTGAAATGACTCCAGCCATTTGATTCTGCATAATGGTCCATACGAATTACATGCCTATCCCATTGAGTAACAAATATAATATGTTTATCATATTCTGTGTGTGTTTTATTAAACATATGCCAAGAAAAATAAAGACAAGAACTGCGTTGGGCATAATTATCTATTTGCCATTCGGGACGCATTTCACGCAACTTAGTAGCCCACGGGGAACTTTCAGGATTGGTCCTAGCATTAGGATCTATAGCTACGTCGGCGGCAAAGCTATCACCATAAATTGCGATTCTCATGCACTTTGTTCTACAGGAACAAACTTCCAGTTACTGGCTTTGTAGAAGTTGAGCGTATCTTTAGATACCTGCCCGAAAGTAGCATGAATAGTGATTGGTGATTCAATGATCTTATCTAGCAGGTCAATGAGAGGGTTTCTCTTTTCCACAGTAAGCACGATTCTGTCGTTAAGTTCATCCGAAAACCAATATTCATAAGAAGACGGTGTGTTAGATGATTTGCGATGCGAATCGACCTTTTTCATGAATGTCACTAACTTGTTAGCAGTGAACGGAGTTTTAGGACCTTTGATGCTGAAATAATCACCATGAAACACTTCCATTAGCTCCATATCATAGTTATAGAAGTAAGGTAGCTTGTATGCCATACCCATGTACGTTGTAGGGTACACATATTTTCCATCTTTGACGAAATCACTGACCAGTAGTTTCCCTAGGTCGATCCTAAATCTAGTTAGGTTAGCACCACGAAGCCGAGACAAGACGATCTTATTGCTAAAGTGGGATCGGACGCTTTCAGCTAGTATTCTATCTTCTTCAGTAATGTGTTTGGCCAACTTGCCATCTTGATCATCTAAGGAATAGTATTCAAAGATAGATGTTACTTTAGGATCTATCGTCTGTGTAAGACGATACAGAGCGCAGCTAAGAGTGATGATGTCTTCGCTTGATTGGAAGGCGATATCGGTTTCTCTCGTAACTTCGGGTTCATCCCAAAGAACAGATTGTACAATGTTCATAGTGTTTCCTATTATGTTAATTGATTGTAACTTTTTTGACATATATGTCAAGTAGCATGTTACCCGATACTGATGTCTTCCATGCCAGCAGTTCGTAATCTCACGACGTGGCCTAACATAAAGTTTTTAGACTCGATTGCCTTTAGAATACCTAACCACTTGTTACGCAGTAATGCTACCTCATTGATAAGCACTTCAAAGTCAATTACTTCTTGTTCACCATCAACGTACTTCTCTGCATCACGGGATGTTAACGCACGAGCGTAGCCTTCCAGATATTTCTGAAAATGTTTCCTACGGATCTTTCTTAGTTGAATGTTGAGAAAGTTGAGTACCGCCTCAATCTCTTGTAGTTGATTGAAACGGTACTCAGTTATGCCGGGCAGAGCCGCAATGTTCTTTTCAACATTACCGTAGACTTTAACGTCCTGTTTAGCAGACACTAACTCGTTTTCATAATGAGTTATGAAGTCTGGCAGAACGCTTAGATCACCTGTTATTCTGCTATACCAAGCCATTAATAGTCTTCGTCGGAGTCTTCGTCTGCGTCCTCATCAAATAGGTCTTCCTCGACCTCATGATACAATCCGTCCGATGGTGATTCCAGATAGTATGTCAATGCATCCTTGATGTCAGAATCGCCGCGGAACACTTGCTTAATTTCATTCGGAGAATAGTCTTCGTCAACCAGATAGTTGACCAAAGTCTCAGCAGCACCATTCATGTCGCCCGCTTCAATACTAGGCTTCAACACTTTCCAAATTTCATTAACCAAATGTAGACTCATCCTGCGACTTCCTCTTCCTCACTGACAACGGTACTTATCTTAGATTCATCGCGCTGGTGAAATTCGGACATCACAGCGTCCAGACAGTTATCGACATTAGCTTCCCAAGCCTTACGGAACTTCTTGATGGCCGTACCATCAATCTTAGTATAGACAAGAGAGTTGCCTTCCTTCTTGAGAAGTCCCATAGATTCAAACATGTCAGTCAACCCCGAATACGGACTCATGCCAGTGTCATATGGAATCTTGACTTGAACAGATTCAAAAGGCTTTGCATACCTAGTCTTCATCACCTTACATGCGGCCCTGATGCCACGCACTTGAGTGATCTTGTTACCTTCTTCATCTTCCTTGAGCTTCAACTTCTTCATAGCAACAACGATAGAAGAAGCATAGATGAAGCCTTGTCCACCTGAAATCCTATCATCAGGATCAAACATGTCTTGTGATTGATATGTGTGATTGGTGGCAACTAGACCAACATTGTGTGAACCGAACATGTTCACACAGTTACGAACTAGAGAAGTAAGAGCCTTAGGCTTACGCCCCATGTCGCCCTTCATGTCACCTGCTTCAAACTGATTCACATCAGTAGGAGTGAGCAGCATTCCGAGAGAGTCAATAACGAACAGGACCTTAGGCTTGTCGAGGTCTGGCATAGCCTTGTAGCCCTTCATGAACTCGCTGATAGTCTTAGCTACATCATCGATCATAGCCATGTTGAGCTTGAGCAACTTGGCTTCGCTAGTATCAACGCCAAGAGCGTGTAGCCAAGATTCATCTAGTGCATTTTCACTGTCAACAAGAACAACGAAGATACCTTGTTCTTGTGCGTGTCTAACTAGGTTGCCTGAGCAGATGTAGGATTTACCTGCGCCTGATTCTCCGGCAAATACAGTAACCTTACCAAGAGGTACACCCTTATTAAACTCACTGCTAATACGATAGTTTAGTGCAAAGTTTCCTGTGCTGATCCAGTCTGTGGGATCATTAAATCCAATACTAAGACCATCAATAGCCTTAGTAATATCCTTACGGAACTTGCTTACGTCAAACGGTTTAGTTGTCATGTATTTCCTTATCTTACGATCTGTTTTATCTTATCATTAAATGATAACTTTTGTAGTAGCTCGGGATTGCTAGCCGCAAGTTGTTCTAACTCATAATCAGTTGGAAAATGCTTTAGAATACTACGGGCACGATCCCTAACGATGCTAGGAACTCTTGGAGTCTTGCCTGGATCGCAAAGCTCTTCCAATAATTTCTTACCTTGCTTTATAGCTCGGTATCTTTCATCTGGTAATGTCATGGTGATCTCCTAATGCAGAAACAGGGGAGCTAGATGACTAGCTCCCCTAGCCGGATTAGGCCTTATTCTGCTGTCTTGCTCGGATCATTTGTAGAATGTCCTGAGCCTTATCGCTCGACGTATTTGTAGTCGGAACGACGATCGGTTGATCGACTTCAAAAGGTACTTCGTCTTCTACTACTGAAGCTACCGTGTTAGTCGTAGCGACCACTGCTGCTTCCTGCGTAACTTCGGAGACTGCGGAGACTGCGCCAGCTGGTGCTTCAAGCCCGTAAGGACGATAATAAGCGCCCCACTTGTCGTTATCATAAGGACGACCATCTACCGATGCTTCAAACATCTCCTTGATGATACGAAGTTCAGCTTCACTGGGCTTCTTAGGCAAGAAGTCAGCAAGATTGTAAAGACCGTGTGCTTCAATCGCAGCTTGTTCGGCCTCAGTTAGCGAAGATTCCTTACGAGCCCAAGTAGAAGTCGTATAGTCAGGATAACCGCCCTTAGTAGTCTTCTTGATGTTAAAGTCAAGGCCGCGCTGATAGTCAGTTGGCAGTTCGTCCAACTCGGGATCCATCAGAGATGCCTTGATCAAGGCAAATAACTGAGAGGTGATCACGAAACGACGAATGGGGTTTGCGGGAGTCTTGTCGTCACCGAGAGGATTTTGACGAACAAAGCCTTGGAATACATAAGAACGCTTCTTCCAATACTTGTTAGCCATATCCTTCAGCGTGTCGTCTTTATACCATGGACGAACTTCTGCGAGAACGGGACAGTTGTCCCCGTACATTTCTACGCAAGGAACTTGAACAGTGATTTGCTTGACATTAGAGTCACCCTTAACTCCGTTGAACGGAAGCTTGATGACCTGACGCTCTACCCAAAAGAATGAGTTGTTGTTATCACCGTCTGGAAGGAAACGAACCGTAGAAGTTGCGCCTTCGTCAATGTTCCAGAAAGGGTAGATTGCGTTGTCGGATTGATTGCCAGAGTTCTTGTTCTGGCCCTTGTTTTCTTGTGCCGCTAAACGGGCACGGATATCTGCTAGACTTGCCATTTGATTTTCTCCTTTTAAAATGTGTCAAAGTTGAGCTTAATGTGAGTAGATGTTATGCTGTCGGAGACAACTAACACAAGATGAAATATAGTATACTTCTCATCCTATGTCAATATATTTATACTAGTTATGGGTAACCAATATTATAGTTTATTGCGTTATCTATTGAAACGGGTGATATCCATAATGCGCTTTAGTTCAGCATTCATTGCCGATTCATTGGCGCCTACTAGTTTGCCAATGTTGTTATTCTTTACCTTTTCAGTAGGACCAAGTTGTCCTACACGCTTTTGGTTAGCGTCTATGCCTTCTTCTACTTCATCATTGTCCGCAGAAGGATTGTCCTTAACCCTACGAAGTGCAGGGCCTCCTAGTTCCGCGTCCTGCTTAGCGTCGTCATATTTCTTCTTGCGAAGGTAAGAAGGGATATCAAGGTCCTTACCCATCCAAGGCTCTAATGCCTCATCAACTTCTTCTTGTGGTTCTGTTCCAAGCTCGTGGAATCCAAAACGGTCTACCATGAGCATCTTGCTGCCAACCTTGATGATATCGCCAACGCTCATGCTTGTGTGGCCAGTGCCGCTGGCCTTGATCATGCTGCGTGCTTGTCCTGCAGGAGACCACATGTCGCCTTGCATCATCATGAATACTTTTTCTGGGCTGGTTTCTTTGATCTTGCCAATTAACTTGTAGTCTTGTCCAATGCTAGCCAGTGTTGGCATTTTGCCATGCTTCTGCAACCAGTTAGCACCCATCATAGCATCGCGACCAAAGTTTTCTTTCCAATACCAAACTTCAGTTTGACCTGCTGGGTATACATCGTTTAGGCTCTTGTACTGTTCTGCTGGTTTGCCATCGGCATCATCTTCTTCAACGGTCATCATGCCAGCCTGTGCCATCTTATGAAGATTGTCTTGAGCCATGCTGTTTTCTTCTTCAGTGTGACCTTCATCACCTTCAAACGCGGTATCAGCGTGCTTCTTCTTCCACATGATGTTGTATGCGGCATCTTTAGCTTGACCGGCTCTCTTTTGCTTATGTGCGTCGCCTGGTTGTGATCTGCCGTATGCTCTATCTAGCATGTGATCAAGTTCTTTGTCGTTATACTTATTGAACTTTTTTTCAGCTTCGTCACCGGTATGTGCTTCATCTAGGCCCATATGTTCATTAACGATGTCGTCAGCCCAGCTTTCAAGTTCATTGACTTCGGTAATCCCAATGTTCTTCTTATGGAGACGAGAGAGAATAGGCATCACTGACTCAATGCGTGGATCCATAGTTTCTTGAACGAACAATGCGTTAACATTAGAGTCATCACCGTCAGTCTCCATGAGAGTTGGAGTCCATGATTCAAAGTATGCACTATATCCACGATGACCAGTCATTCTGCTTAGAGTCTCGCGGAGACCGTTGTAGTGACTGACACCTTCATTTATTAGTGCTTGTGCGGATTCATTAAACTGCTTACTACGAGTAGCGCGTACAAAGCCAGCCATCTGATTGTATTCTTCACAGAGACCTTTGATATGATTCCAGCGTTCGTCGTTAGGCAATCCACCTTCTGCGATATGACGAGCATACACACGAGCGATGCCTGGACGAGTAGTTGGAGCAAGGAATCTCTCACCGTCTACGTTTTCCAGATAAATCTTAGCAACATTGCGATAGCGTTGTTCACCTTCTTCTAACGCACGATTGTGTTGAAGGACAATCTTTACATTAGGCACGGCATCGTTGTAGCTGGCCTTCTTACCCATTGGGTAGTAGCCTTCAGAAACTCTTTCTTTCATTTTGTAATATTCCCGCTGTCTCATGTCGTCGCCTAAGCGATCTTTGTTTGATAGTTCGAAACTAAGTTGTCTGGTCATAGCCCAACTCTTTAGTTGCTTTAGAAATCCAGTCCAAGAATCGTTATACTCGACCCCTGGAGTAGGTGAACTTGGACTATTCTGTTGTTCATTGTCATAATACACGATGACATTGCTGGCATCATCGATACTTATCCAGACTTTACCATAATCTTCACCATCTTTAATGAAATCAAACTGCATAACATCGGCTGATTGTGATGCCGGTACTCGCTGATTCTTTGAGTC